ATTTTTAAAAGTATCAGCCAAGGAACCAACTCCTTCCTGACGATTTTTCTTCTATGTCTTGAGCATACGAAGTATTAAGAATTAAAATAATTTGTTCAAGTAATCGTACCATTTGATCAAATTGACTTGGTTGATAATCTGGTGTTGCGTTTGGTAATCGTGTTATTGTTATTTTAGCCATACATTCCTCCAAATGGTGGGAAAGAATAACCAAAACCCATGTTAAAGCCATAGTTTGGTTGATAACCCCTGTTAAAACCTTGTCCTCTGTTTCTTAATAAACTCATAATACCCTGTTCTATCTTATTTAACCTACTGTTAAAATCACCAACTTGATTAGGGCCCGTGAGCTGTTGTCCAACTCTATTGTAAGAATCCATAGGTGCTTGTTGTGTAGTTATTTCTTGTGGACCTGTAACAATGGGTTGAACACTTCTAGTGCCATCTAATAGTTGTTGACTAGGATCATTAGGATTAACTGTACCAAGTAAATCTGATGAAAAACTTCCACCAACTCTTTGTAATAAATCTCCTTTACCAATTGAATCTAAATATGCTCCAAATTGACCAATCCCTGAACTAGAACCTTTCATTGTGATATCTCCTCTTGTGGGACTGCTATAAGTAAACTCAGCCATATCTGCTGTCATCGCACCGCCAGGTTTATAAAACTCAGATTCTCTAAATCCACGTTGATACTCATCTGCTGTTTTTAAAAATTCTTCATTTGCTTTTTTTTGTGCCTCTGCATTAGGATCTACAATAAGATTTGGATTTCCAAGAACATCTTGACTCACTCCTTCTGTTGGTTGAGGTAAATTACCCGCAGCTAAAAAATCTTCAAGGTTAGAAAAACCCGCAGCTATTCCTCCAGGATCATTGTCTGCAACATATCTTCCCATATCACCTGGTTGACGAAAACTAAGACCACCTAATTGATTACTTCCTTGCGGGTCTGACAATATTAGCTCTAATTCATCGGGCATCTTCATATTATACACATTTATAGGATTATTTTTCATTCTCTCTTCTTGTTCTTTAATTACATAATCAGGAACTTTATAACCAAACAAGTTTGTTTGATCCTTACCTAGGCCGATAAATTCAGAATTGTATGGATTTTTGTTCATTTTAGATAAATCTAATGGTCCTTGTTGGCCACCCCCTAAAGGATTATCATATAAAGGTTTATCAATCATCTATACTTTTCTAGTGTTACTTTTTTTATTATTTTGTGCAAATTTACGAGCTGATTCTGCTGAACCAAACCCCCACTTTTTAAGAGCTAAAGCTTTACGAGTTGGTCTTCCTTTTTTATCTTTCATAGGACCTTTCATTCCTGCAAATCTTGCAGCAAAAGAAACTCTTCTTGGATTTGTTCCTTTAGCTACAGGAGGTTTTAAATTAGCTCCTTCTGTTTTTTTAAAATGAGCTCTTCCCGCCGCAGTTAAACCACCTGTTTTACTTTTATGTTCTTTTTTCATTATGCTTGGCTTCTTCTAATAGCTTTTGCAGTAGGTGCTCCTTTTGCCCCTTTCTTACGCATAGTTTTTCCAGCTTTTCTTTTTTGAGCTATGTTATACCATAACCCTTTCTTAGCTATTTTTCCTTCTTTAGTTTTGTGATATCCTTTTTTCATTATCTTCTCCCATCTGGTCTAAGTTGTAGTTTCATTGACCCTAATCTCCAATTTGTTTCATCTACTACATCGGTTACAAAATTTAATTTAACTGATCTTCCTCTTCCTCTTACATTAATTTTTTGTGTTGTGCTACTTACATTTCCTGAAGTGGTCTGAGATGTAGTCGATTGAGGATAATCCTCTAATGTCATTGTAACTTTTAATTCCTTAGCTAAAGAAGTAAAGTCTGGAACAAATTTACTAACCGACATAAAGTTATCTCCATCTGCAATTTCAATTGATCCTGTTGTTAAAGATGCTGCGATAGCCGTACCATTAGCTTGGTTATTTCCTAGTTCCTGATTGTATAAATAAGAAGCTCCTGCCGTCACTCCAATTGGTGTATTGGACACTCCGGTGCTTGTAGTAGCATTAGCTGTCAAACTAGCATTGTATTCTGTAGCAATAGGATTTTCGTATGTATAGTTACCAAGATAAGTAGTTCTTCCTAAAGTAGTAGTGTACCATGTTCCTTCAAGATAATTATAAACCACTACTCTATCTATTTGTGTTGCACTTGAACTTGGGTAATACCACATAATTTCATTAAACTCAGGATTAACCCCACAAGCAATATCATTTTTGTTAGTATAACTTAAATCGTCATAAACATAATCTTGCACAGAGCATGGCATTTTTTTAACAACCCCATCATACGTATAAAATGCATCATCTCCCATCCAAAATGCTTGACCGTTTACATCAATAGCTGCATGTTGAGCTATTAAACCACAATTAGCCCCTAGTTGTCGTTGACCAAAAGTAAAAGGTGTACCTACAAATTGAACGCCGTGTAATGATGTATCTGTCCATACTAAAATTTGACCTGTTGATCTTACAGCACCCACGATACGCGAACCGTCAGCAATACGAAGTGATCCTGCTTCATTCTCTGCAGTAGGTGCAAAGACAGTTAAACTTTCTCGATCAGTAAATCTAAAAAATAAATCATCTTGAGTAGCACTGTTAGCTACTGTTGTGCATGTTCCAAATAAAAATAAATGTCTTGTGTCAGCCGAAACTAAATTAAACCGAGAAGCAACAGGTGCTGTAGCACCAAGGCTCACGGCTCTTACACTTAAACCTGAAGATGTATCCCATTTATATGTTCCACCATTTAATACTGTAGCTACTAAATCTTCACCAAAATTATCTAATGACCAATTTCTTCCGGCAATAGTTACGCTAGAAGTAGCTCGAGGTGTGCCCCACGTACTTAATCCCCATGTTGCAACACCCCATCCATATCCATATGTAGATGCAGTTGGTCCAACATTAATTTGATAATTTGCTGTAACAGAACCACCACCAGCGGCCGTAGTTCCTGTAGCATTTGAGGGAAAAGTAATTGTGTAACTGTTGGCGTCTATAACTGTAGTTATTTCAAATTCATTGTTAAATTCTAAACCATCTACAATATTGTTAGTGCTTCCATCTGTAAAAGTAACAAAATCTCCTTCAATTGCTCCGTGAGAAGCATCTGTTACCGTTACTCCTGCTCCTCCTGAAGTTGTTGCAAAAGGATTAGTTAAAGAGGCAGTTTCACGAATAGGGGTAATGTCATGAATTGAACCTTCTGAATACACATAAAGTTTTCTATCTGTTCCTAATGCTAAATATCTTGTACCATCAAGACTTATCCAAGAATGAGTATCTCTTACTACTCCAATAACAGTTTCATTAGGATTAGGAAGATACTCCCATCCTTTCCATCTTTCAGGTTTTCCATAATGAAATCGTACTAATTGAGCATCAGTATATCTTCTTTGATCTCCTGCAGCGTAAGATGAATCTTGTTTATCTACTCCAGGTTGAAATTTTAAATCAGTTAATTGCATGCAATAAGTATTTTAACCTAATTTTATTAAAATCTAAAGAGTATTGTTAAAATTGCATTGAAATGCAATAGAAATTCTCATGAATGGACTAATTCTAGAAACAGCCACTCCTCTATGGGGTAAATAAGAAGGAATAACCACAGCCCGATTAGGAATAGGAAAAGACCCTCCAGTAACCCTAGAACGAGAAATATCGTAAACTAAAAACTCACCGCCCCAAGTATAATCCCATGTAGGATGAATAAAATAAATAATGGTAATATCTTTTGAAAAAGTAACCTCATCATCTTGGTGAACAGTTTGATCATGAAGAGGAGGACCACAATTTAAATGAATTCTTTTTAATTCATTTTTATACATTTTTTCTACACAAATTTTAGAATTAATAGAATTCCACAAATTATATATAACATTAGACTCATTTAATCTTTTTTCAAAAATTAATTTATTAACATGATCGCAATAGTCTGATGCCCCAAACCCAATATTTGTATCCATTTTACCAGAATCATTAGAAAAACTCCAAATACCTTTACTTACTTCTTCATGAGCTAATTTAAATATTGCATCTTCTGCTGCATTGTCTACTATTCTTATAATACTCATTTTGTAAATTGAGTCCCTACGTTTCCTTTAAAAACATAAGTGCCATGATGATTTAAACCACTTATAACATCAGCATAAACACTTCCGCCTATTTTTTGCCATAACCTGCAAAAAGCATAATCCTCTGATAAATATCTTTTTGTTTTAGGCTCAATCATTGTATCAAAAAAAGCATAATTCCATTCTGAATTGTCGTGATAATTAAATTCAGTATCGTGAGGTTGATTTAAATGTTGATCAGATTTAAATTTAAGTTCAGGATAAGCTGTAGCCATTTTTTCAAATACTTGTCTTTTTATCAACATAAACCCTGTAGCACCGTCTACAGCCTCTATAAACCCATTTTTAACTTCAATTCTTTCAGGGTTTTTTACATTAAGATTGTATTCTAAAGAAGCTGCATGAAGTTCATCTAAATCAATATTAGGTTTTTCAATAACTCTTTTTTTTACTTTTCGCCAGTCAATAGCTTTACGAGGATAAATTCCTGCTACAACATCTTTATCAAAATCTAACATTCTAAAAATTGATTTTTCACTAAAACCAATATCAGCATCTATAAAAAGAAGATGTGTATAATTACCTGGATCATCCATAAATAATTGAACTAAAGTATTCCGAGCTCGTGTTATTAAAGATTCATTTCCAATAGTTCCAAATTGTAATTGAATATTATGCTTAGGAGCTTCGTTTACTAAACGTAGACAGCTCTTAAAATAATCCGCTGTAATCATTCCACCATAACAAGGTGTCCCTATAAATATTTTATTTTTCATTACGATCTTCCTCCATAATAACCTACGGATGCAATAATCCGTGGTGTTGTAGAAATAGCTTTGTGTCTTACCCCCTTAGGAATAAAAAGTAAATCTCCTGATTCTAGTTTATAATCTTGATTTGTTTCTATTATTCTATAAGTTGAAATACCGTGTAAACTAATTAAAAAAACATCTTCTGTATCAACATGTGATGCTCCTACATTAGTTACAAATGAAAAAAATAAATCTACCCCATCTTTTATATCTGGAACGTATTTAAAAGTTTTATAAAAAAAATCCATAAATGTAAAAAAATAAGTTTTATCCATGTGTATGTTTTTCATTTGCCATATAGATTTAAAAGGACTCATTAAATCCATAGGTTTATTGTTTACTACTAAAGAATAATCATCAGTTAATTTAGATATTGTGTTGAAATCATATTCAGTTGTAGGAGAAATAAATCCTTTAACAAAAGTTATTTTTTTATCTTTTATTCTTTCAAGATTTTCTTTATTTAACAACATAACTTACCGTTAAATATTCTATTTTTTTAATCCACCCTTTTGGTATAGCAATAGCACCTCCTCCTGTAACATCATCCTTATCTTTGCTATAAGATCTCATAATAACTATCCTTTCATCATTATTTGTAACCATCCAACCTACCTCTTGGCACACGGCCAACGGTGCATTTATAACTTCTTTAATATCTATCCAACCTGTTTCTGTGTCACGAGCATCTACCCATGTTACACGAACCATTGGAGTTTTATTTATATCAATCACTTTTTCTTATTATAAAATTCTTTTCTTCTAGCTGTTTCAGCATTTCCTACTTGAGGATCTCCTTCTTTTTTTATTAACTGTAAATTAAAAGATACAGATCTTCTTTCTTCATTTTGTGTTCTAAACGGATAGACACCGTGTGCTAACCAGTGAGGAAATAAAAATATATCTCCTACTTTAGGAGAGTGTTGAAATTTATGCCCACTGAAAGTAGCGGCTTGACCATTAAACCAACATATATCACCTACCGTTGGGTAGTGATCTTCTCTTGCATATTCATCTGGTAAACTTGGTGGTACTCGTAAATAACATACACCAGATAATTGTCCTTCATGTATATGAAAAGGATTAAAGTCTCCAGCCCATTGACTTACAGCCCACATAGATTCAATAACCATTTGACCTACAAATTCAGGACTAATTGTTTCATTAGCAGGTGGAATAGAAAGATAAGATTTAACCATTTCACCCATTAAGTGAATCATTGGTTGAGCTTTAGGTGAACCTAACCATTCAGGATCATATCTTGTTTCTTGTTTAACATTTCCTGCTAAGTGAGGTGCGTGATCAAATTTTTTTGCAAATTCTTTATCTTCAAACATTTCTGAAGCTTTATCATCTAATAACTTAACTATACTCTCAGGCATTTTACCTTTAACAATAGTAGGACCAAAAGGTCTAATAGCTTCAAATTGTAATACTTGGTCTTGTTTTTTCTCTTTCTTCGCCATACCTACCTTTCTTTACTATAAATATCTATTGTCATATAGCAATATTTTCCCTATAAATATATAAATAAATTGGCTTTTTCTTACAAGTCTTGCCTTCTTGCATTTTCAACAAAAAAACAGTTGCTATTAAAGGATTATGCATGATTGACGAAAAATTTTTAAAAACTATTCCTCAATACGGTATTGGCGGATTTGTTAAAAATATATTTAAAAAAGTAAAAGATACTGTTAAAAAAGTTGCTCCTATTGCAGGAGCTGGTATTGGTTTTTTAATTGGTGGTGCGGCAGGTGCCGGTATTGGATCAGGTATAGGAAGTTTAATAGCAGGAAAATCTCCTGAAGAAGCTCTTAAAGCAGCAGCTCTTGGATATGGTATAGGCTCTTTAGCAGGTGTAACTCCTGGTCTTAGAGGATTTGCTGGAAAAGGTATTGGAGGCAGGTTTGATATGGGAGATAAATATAACGTTTTAAATAAATTTTTTAAAGGTCCTCAAGAAATTGTTACAGCAGATACAAGTACTACAGCATCAGGAATGGATGAAGTAGCATACTTAAAATCTAAAAATGTAAACCCAGCAGTATTTACCGAAGGTAACACGGAAACAAAACAACTAATTACTAACGCAATGATAAAGGATATAGGGGCAAAAGAAGTTGCGGCAACGGGCGGTAAAAAACTTTTAGGAGGTAATTTTGTAGGTAATGCATTAATGGCAGGTGCAGTTACATCTCCCTTGTTAACATATATGGCCGCTTCAAAAGAAGCAGAAGAATTTGTTCCTCCTGATCCAATGGCATTAAATCCATTATATTATCAAGACCCACAAGAATTTCAAATAGCAGGACAAGGAGTTAAACCTTATTACTATAAAGATTTACAAGATTATTATGGACTTCCTACTGAAGATTTACCAACTGATTTTATTCGTACATCTGCTGAAGGCGGAATAATACAATTAGCTGATGGATCAGAAAAATATTTTCCACGAAAGAATGGCGAAATAAGTGGTCCAGGCACAGGCACAAGCGATGATATTCCTGCTATGTTAAGTGATGGGGAATTTGTATTTACAGCTAAAGCTGTAGAAAATGCAGGAGGAGGAAGTAGAAGAGAAGGCGCTAAAAAAATGTATGAAGTAATGAAAAATTTAGAAAAAGGTGGTACATTGTCCACGCAATCTAGAGGAGTAGCAGCATAATGGCAGTTGATGAATATATTACAAGAGAAGCCCCCGATATAGAAGCCCGTAAACTTGGGTTAATGGATACGGCAAAAGCTCTTACAGAAAAAGGATATACTCTTCCTGATTATATTCTTGCAGGTTTAACACAAGCTCAAAAAGATGCCATTGCATTACAAAAAGCAGGTATTGGTGCATACCAACCATTTTTAACTCAAGGACAACAAGCGGCAGCAACAGGGTTAGGTACAACAGGACAAGCTATTACTCAATTAGGCGGTATTACAGGGGCACCTACTCAAGCCCAGCTTGATGCTTACATGAACCCTTTCCAACAATCGGTTATTGATGCCACAATGTCTGAACTTAATAAACAAGGTCAATTAGCTCAATCACAATTAGCAGCTCAAGCACAAGAAGCAGGAGCATTTGGTGGCTCACGATTTGGAGTTCAACAAGCAGAACTTGGAGAAAATTTACAAGATGCACGAGCACGAGCTTTAGCTCAATTAAATTTACAAAATTTTGGTCAAGCTCAAGCAGGCGTTGCTAATCAAATGGAAAGACAACGATTAGCAGCATTAGGAATTGGATCTTTAGGTTTACAAGAAGCTCAACTTGGTCAAGCAATAGCAGGACTAGGTGCACAACAACAAGGTTTAGCTGCACAAGATGTATCTAACCTTCTTGGTATTGGAGGATTAGAACAACAATTTGCACAACAACAAGCAGATATAGCACGACAAAATCAATTACAAAAAATTATGCAACCATATCAACAATTAGGTTTTTACGGCGATATTTTACAAGGAGCACCAACTAGTCAGCAAGTGTTGAGTATTGCTCAAGCACCTTCTGTAAGCCCATTACAACAAGCAATTGGAACAGGTATAGGGGCTATATCAGGAATAGCTGGTCTTAAAAAGTTAGGGGTAGTGTAATGGCAGTTTTAAATAGACAAATGTTTAGAAGACCTTCAGCATTACCACCTCTTCGTGGTCCGATGCCCGTGGTTCGTGAAACATACCCCGTAGTTAAAAGAGATAGTGGTTCTCCTAAAGAAGGAGAAATAGTAGATGATATTGAGTTTACAGATGAAATGTTTGAAGGAAGTCAATCTATAGAAGATAAAGCAGCGGGTTTTGGAAAAAAAGTAGTATCTGGGTTAGAAAAATTGTTAAGTAATCTTAAAGGTAGTAATTTTATAAATACTATTAATGAATTTATAGACAAACCTACAGATCAATGGGGAGAAGGAAGTGATTATGTTTTGGATGAGGTTAATTGGAGCTTATTATATCCTGATGTACCTTATCCTTCTATACCAGAAGAACGAATAATTAGTACTAGTGGAAATGAATACCAAAAATTATTGCAAATAAAAGATCAATTAAGAAATGAAATGGAGAATTATGTAAATAGAGCTGAAGGTTCTGGTCCACACGGAGAAGATAAGATGAGAGAAACTTTACTCCAAGCCATACAAAATTTTTTATCACAACAACAACCAACTTTAGGACAAGAAATTTTAGACCCATTTTCTGTTGTAAGAGAAGGAGAAGGTCCTGAT